TTTCTGTAGTCTATTTGTGACTGACGATCAGTTCTACTTAAATCATCGTCTTCGACTCGCTGTTTCGCCGCACCCGCTGGGCCACCTTGCCCTAATATATACGCAGAATCAGTATCACTTTGTAGACCACGCGCTGTATTGGCAGATATGGTTGCCGCTTCTTCGCTAGGAATAGTTCTTAATTTAGATTCGTTTGTCTTTAACCTTACCGCAGTATCACTTGGAATAGTCTTTTTCTGAGAATCCCGAATATCCTTATTTAACTGATACTGATCAATAGCATCGCGTACCTTTGGGTCTTTAAGAAGTTGAGCCATCTCAAGGTTTAGCTCGTTCATCTTTTGTTGCGTCTCTGCGTTTTGCTTTTTAAGCATCGCGTTCTCCTGTGTTGTTTTGCCCGAAAGCAATCCATTTGCACGCTCCAGGTCAGCAATACTCGCGTCTCCGCTTTTTACCTTATCGAAGAGTTTCATATTCTTCTTATCGTACTGCTCGTCTCCTGTCATTGTGAGTTGCTGAACTATACTTGGATCTGCGGATAACTGCCCCTCTAGTGTTGACTGTAGTTTATTACGCTTCTCCTTATTAAGCCCGTACTGCTTTATAATGCCTCCGATTTGTTGCCCCAGGTTCGCGTACATCTGCCCCTGTGCCTCGCCCGCACGCGCGATGAGGTTGGCGGCATTGGCGGTTGAGCCAAGGTTTGACCCGTAGTTTCCTCTAAAAAATCTGCTCATAATTATTTCTCCTTATCCAGCTAATCCAATTAACCCTCCAGCAATTCCGCCTCCAAGACTACCAAACATATTCATCATGCCAGCATCGCGTGTGGCATTAGCGGCAGTATCTGCGGCATACATATTTGCCATGTTCGTGTATTGGTTTGAGATGTACCCTAGCCCTGCTTCGGGGTTTAGATATTGCGGGCCACTTTGTAATCCATAGCCCGCTTGTCCAAATATCCCCTGACCAGCTTGTAGGCTTCCTCCACCCGCTCTGCCTAATATTGCTTGGAATGGATCGAGGGTATACTTGTCCTCGATTTGTGCGAGGTTTCCTACCGCATTTATGTAATTACCTAAACCTTGCTGGCGAAGTGATTCATTGAGCCTTTCGGCATCCATTTTTGCTCCGACATTGAATTGATCGGTAGTCATGGCACGGGAAACATCCCCTTGCTGTATGGTTGCTTCCTGACCCAATGCAGATTGTGCGAATGCTCGGTTCTGCATACGCCTGTTGTTATCTTCTTGAATAAGAGCTTTGGATTCTTCTATCGCTCCCGATTGGTCAAAGGTTCTGCCCATCAAGCCCGACCTGGCACGGGCAGAGTTTTGAATCGCACGGGTTTCACGATCTGAGAGTCCATCACCTAATGCGCTCTTAGCATCTGCTAGTAGTGCGGATCGTAAAGTGTCTGTACCAATTGCGGCATCTCCACTCATTCCATAATTCTGAGGGTCTAGAGCATTGGGCATAGAGATGGGTCCGCCCTGACCACTACCTGTTTGAAATAATTCTCCAACCTCAGAAGCATTACCCGAATCCACATCTGCTTGGGTAGCTTTGCGTAAGCCTGTAAGGTTTTCTCTCTGTTGTTCGAGAAGTAACCTTGCATCATCCAGCCCGCTTGCAGTCGCTGGCTTAAAGTCATCCATGATGTTTTGGTAGCGACCTGATAATCTCTCTACATCTGAAATATCTGCTTCGCGTTGGCGGGATAGGTTCCCCCGTTGTATATCTTCTGCAAGGGCGGCAAGACCAAGAAACTCATCGTCTTCACTAAACCCTGATATTCTTTCGGATGGTAGACCTGTTGTTGGGTCAATCGCCATTCTGCGATCACCAAGCAAATCTATAAGTCCATCCCCCGCTCGCTTATATCCTACAACTTCTCTTGTGGGTGCGGGTGTGGGTGTGGGTGTGGGGTTTTCTAATCCAGGCGGTAATCCGGGTAATGTCTGCTCTCCGTGTCCCGGAACATTTACTGTTGTGCTTTCATCAGCTTGGGTTATTGGATTACCTTCTGCATCAAGTGGTACAACAATATCATTACCATCTGTGTCTTTTTTATAGATAGGTACGCGATCAAGTCCGTCAGGGTACAAATCCCTTACTGTTTTTACTAGATCACCTGTTTGTCCTAAAATAACTTTACCCGCTAAATCTGTTGTATTTGGTTCACCCAACCAATCTTTATTAGCATTTATTAGCTGTAAGTTATGTGCATCGTTTCCTGGGCCTGGCTTTAATCCGTTGATTAATTGAGCAACTTTTGGGTCTTTGTATTCATCGGAATAACCCGTTACTATTTTGCCTGTGTTTGGATCAACTTGCCCACCATAATCAACATTTGTTTGGGTAGCCCGTCTTTGTGGACTCCCTTCAGATGTTTGTGCTTTTTGCGTTGCTTGAAAAATTGCGGAGTATTGCTCATCTGAATAAGGTTGAATTAACTTTACCTGACCACTCGGTTCTATTGTACCTACACCATAAGGTGTTGTAGTCGTAGTCCCGACAGGCATACCAGGTGTAGTGTTAGGAACCAACGACCCAGCCTTCATCGGGTTTGGGGTAATTTCACCTGTAGTTTCTTCGGTTGGTGCGGTGGTTTGTGCGGTGGTTGGTTGAGTAGTTTGTGCGGTGGTTTGTTCATCCGCATAAACAGGTGTGCGATTGCCAAGTAATGTTTGTCTAAGCACATCTGTATCTACTTGCGCACTCGTCATTCTCAAGGGTCGCTCATAAGTTTTTACCAACCCCTCAAGCCCTCCTATCTCATTGAACATTGAAAAGTCAGACTCACCAACTTGTGTGCCTGTAAGTAAGGCAGTTTGTGCCTCTAAGGCTTCCCGTAAAGAATCACCATAAGATGGTTGTACTATTGTTGTGCCTCCACTTGAACCGCTACTCATAATCTATTTCCTCCGAAGTATTTTCTTAAAATCGTACCAGCGAATAGGCTGGTTTTTGGTTTCCCTCATCCACCCGACTAGCGGGAGTGGGTATGGTATTTTGCTGATAAAGTCTTTCACATCGCCCACCGCCATGTTCACATACCAAGCATCCGCATCCTCGACATTCCATTGGTCTTGCGGGTGTACATCGCTTTTCGAGTTTACCGCTTTGCCAAGTAGGAACGAGTCGGGGGTGATGAACACATACCCATGGGCGGCGTAGGTGGCTATGTCGCGGTTCATGTCGATCCCGCACTTGTCGTACAGGTCTTTGGCTTGGGCTAAGATGTTCATCAGTCAGCGATTAAATATTCCTCCGCTTCGGTTGAGCTTACCGCACTTCCCAGGTTTACCCGTACCCAATTTGTGCCATTGTCTACCGCCATGCATGGGTTGCCCCCGTCCCCGTCTGTTACATATACGATGCGACCTGGTGTGCCGTTGGTCGGCAATCCCGCAACGGTGAAGTTCTCCATCACCACCTCGGTTTGGGTGACGCTTGGGATGGTGACGGTTGGTTCGCCTAATCGATTAAGTGATGCACTAGACACCTCCACGCCTGTGGCGTAAGTAAACCCTCGGGTAACTGTGGCGGTGATAGGCATTAGGCGTATTCCCTCCTTGCGTTTGCGCCGCCCTCTATCGCTTCCAATGCGACATGGCGAAAGCTAGGCTGTCCCGCTGTTACATCGATCTCTACGGAGGCCGCGTAGCCTCTTGCGCGTCCACTCCCAAAGCGAATCAGTTTCTCCTCGCTCGTTGTCGCGTTCTCGGTGTGTACGGTGTTCGTCCGATCCGGGTCTATCGTGTTTACTTTGATCGTGAATTGATCCCCATTTTGCACCTGGCATCCGAGTTGCCCGCGCTTCCAACTCTTCACATCGATATTCCCGAATGTGAAGGAGCGGGTCTTGAGCTTGGCACTTATCGCGGTGGATGTTGTGCTTGCGCTCCCGATGGTTCCCGTGATGTCTGTGGTGCTTTCCTCGATTAAATGCCATCCTTTATCGGAGACGGCAAAGAGTCTGCGTTTTTGTGGGCTTGATCCATGAAGTATAGTTACGAAGTCATCAATGTGGAAACCAGCGGGGAAACTATCCACGCTGGTCCATGCGGTGTTTAAAATATCGTAGACGAATACTTTGTTGTTCGTGGTGGATGAGCCTGTGGGGACTGCGAGGTAGTATTTATTATCAAATACGACACCTACAGCTTTATCCGCATGGGCATAATTCACATCTGCGAATTGATCCTGGATGGGTTGTGATAATGGTAATGCTTCCCCACTTACTTTTGAGATTGCGACTCCGAGGTTTTTAGCCGGGTCTAAGCCTTGCTGGAGAGTGAAGACACCGTCATCACTTAGGAAATACATCTGTGGTCCACTCGCGGCTATGCTCTTGCGGGCCACGCATCCATGCTGGCGGGTAATTTCAAATACTCCCGCAGAGTTGGTGAGTGCGATGTTGTTTATTAAATGTATGCTATTACGGAAAAATACGATTAACTGATTTTCCAGGTATGGAGTAAATCCGACCAAGCGATCTGCGGTTCCGCGATTGATACGAAACTGCGATTCTGCGGGATAAAAGTTATCCGTATCCAGGAGATCCGATGCGATCACGGTGTACTGCGAATCGCTAGGCTGGGGAACAATCAAGCGGTTGCTAAAAAATACCCCAAAGTTTGTATTTGGGCATTCGATTCTGCCCGCCCCTGGAGTCGCGTTTTCCTTAATGGTAAATGCAGTTGGTGTGGTGTAATCTCCATCCCACTCCAGCGGAGATTTGCTTGTCCCGCGAAACAGGATGAGCTTCTCCATCGCTTGTACGAAACTCGCGTTATCTCCACTCTCCACTACTTCGCCACCTGGATAAGCGATATCGATCCCTGTGTTATTACTGTCGTTCCACAGAATTACTTTATTGGCGGTGGCGACTGCGATAAATTCTGCCCCGGTTGCGGGGTCGCTAAATGTGGCAGATGTAAATACTTGCTCTGTGCCGGATGCATAGGTAAGCGATACAGCACCCGCCTTAAACTCTATACCTTTGCGTACCGATGCGAGATCCCCCTCTAATCGCATATTCTCAGACTCCTCCACCGTGCCAGCTTCCAAGGTTGTTGGCTCAAGGTACGAATTGATACCACGAAACCCACGATCCCCATCGGTAAGAATCGGTGAGTCTAAGCGCCCCATCTGTTTATATGTGGGCATCTATTTCTTTCGGATTTCCTGGTAGAGTTTGATCGACATATATACGAGAGTGACCGCACCTACCGCTATGCCCAGGAAAGAGTCGATTGTGGACAATCCGAAGGTGGCGGCTGTGCCACTCATTCCGGCAACTGATACGCGGTCGATCATATTCATTTATCGTCTATTAGGCGATGGCCCAAAATAAAATCCGAGGATGCCCATAAGGGCGGTGTGACCCATATAGGCGAGGTGGCCACTCGATAGCGTGATGGGGTCTTGGCTGGCTGGGTAACTAATGAGGCCGAAGAGCCATTCCGTTCTGCCTTCTCCATGTGCGTTAGTGATGGAGAGGAACTCTGCCGATGGAAAGAGGGTGCAGAACAGGACGCACAGACACAGAGTGCCAATCCCCATAAAAGCAATAATTCTACGAGAAAAATCCCGGAACTCATTAGTTACCCAGCCAGCCAAGACCCCATCACGCTATCGAGTGGCCACCTCGCCTATATGGGTCACACCGCCCTTAT